CAAATTGAATGGTAGTTAAAATTTCTCGTGCATTTAAGGACATTAGTTTGTCATTTAACCGTCATCCTGTCACAAATGATGTGACTGTGTTGAGAAATGAGGATGCAATTAAAAAATCTGTGGTCAATTTATGCCGAACACGCATCAATGAAAGGTTTTTTAATGAATTACTAGGTACATCAATCGAAGATTCCCTATTTGAAACGAATTTAAACGATATTTCTTCGTTTATTCAAAAAGAAATTGAAACTTTAATTAAAAATTTTGAACCAAGAGTATTATTGAGAAACGTTATTGTTGAATCTTTAATTGATTCATATGAATTACAGATAAGAATTGAGTATGAAATTCAAGGATTACCATTTCCGACACAAAATATCGAATTTTTACTTCAACCGACTAGGATATAATGTCATTTACACAGTTTACTAACCTCGATTTTAACACTATACGAGCACAAATCAAAGATTATTTGAGATCAAACTCAAATTTTACAGATTTTGACTTTGAAGGTTCTAATTTTTCTATTTTAATCGATACTTTAGCTTATAATACGTATATTAATTCATATAATACAAGTATGGCTGTTAATGAATCTTTCATTGATAGTGCTACCATACGTGAAAATGTTGTTTCATTAGCAAGAAATATTGGTTATGTACCTAGATCAAGCAAATCAGCAACTGCAATCATTAGTTTTAGTGTCAATGTTAATAATCTTACCAATATAGATGGAACAAATCAAATTGTATCAACAGTAAAATTAAATAAGGGTGTTGTTGCATTAGGAGCAGTTAGAGGAGGTAATTACGTATTTTCCATTCCAGATGATATTACAACTAATGTGAATAGTAATGGAATTGCTAATTTTGAAAATATTTCTATTTACGAGGGGACTTTCTTAACAAAATCTGAAGTGGTTGATAGTTCTCAGACAAATCAAAGATTTATTTTACCAAATTCTAATATTGATACCTCATCTATTCGTGTAAATGTCATTGATAGAGGGCAAAATGAGACTTATAACGCATATACAAACATTTTTGAAGTAAATTCAGAATCTAGATTGTTTTTAGTTCAAGAAATTAACGATGAAAAATATCAAATTCTTTTTGGAGATGGTATTTTAGGTAAAAAACCATCAAATGGGTCTGAAATTGATATTTCTTACATAACCACAAGTGGAACAGATGGAAATGGTGCTGCAAATTTTAATTTTTCTGGAAAATTAACAGATAATAATGGCATTGCAATTACAAGTGGTATATCGCTCATAACGACCATACAGAGGTCTGAAAATGGAGATTCAATAGAATCTGTGGATAATATTAAATACCTCGCTCCAAGGGTCTATGCGTCCCAATACAGAGCAGTTACACCAAATGACTACAAGAGTTTAATACCTTTTTTGTATCCAAATATTGACTCTGTTAGTGCTTATGGTGGAGAGGAACTTGATCCACCAGAGTATGGAAAAGTTTTTATCACTGTAAAACCAAAATATGGTGAATTCATATCAGATATAACTAAAGATTTAATTAAAAATGATTTGAAAAAGTATACAGTAGCTGGAATTAAACAAGAATTTCTTGATTTGAAATATCTGTATGTGGAATTTAATTCAACTGTATCTTATGATGCTGGATTTGTAAGTGATAAATTGAATTTACAGTCTAGAATAATATCAGAAATTGAAAGATACGCAAAATCAGCTGATATTAATTCTTTTGGTGGAAGATTGAAGTATAGTAAATTAGTTTCTCAAATTGATAAAGTTGATACTGGAATTACTTCAAACATTACAACTCTTATAATGAGAAGAAATTTAACTCCTTTAATAAATCAAATTGCAACATATGAAATTTGCTATGGAAATAAATTTCATATGGATTTAGAAGGATTCAACATTCGCTCATCTGCATTTAGAATAGACGGGGTTGATGGTGATTTATATTTGACAGACTTTCCAAATGATGATCAATCATCAGGAATCATTAAATTTTTTACTTTTGTTGACGGTGCTATAACATATGTTAACAATAATGCAGGAACTGTTGATTATATAAAAGGTGAGATAATATTATTTCCATTAACAATTACATCAACAACCCTTTCTAATAGAGTTGAAATTGAAGCTATTCCAGAATCTAATGATATCGTTGCAAAAGAGAATCTTTATATAGTGCTAGATACTACAGGAAATAGCACATTAAATTTACTGGAAGATGTTCTTGTTTCTGGATCAAATATATCTGGAACTAATTATGTACCACCATCCAGTTTTATTAGCAATAAAAAATATACAAGATAACAGATGTCTGATAAAAAAGTAAAAATTTCTAATATTTTAGGTAGTCAAATACCAGATTTTATAAAATCTGATAATCCTCTTTTTAAGGAATTTTTGACTCAGTATTATGAGTCTCAGGAACGTGAATATGGGTCAATTTACTTATCTGATAATATTTCATCTTTTAAAAAGATAGAAACTGTTTCTAACATTTCTTTAGTTGAAAAACAAACAGTTAATGAACCAGGTAGTTTAACTCCTGTGGCACCAGTAATTTTATCGTCACTTATTTATGCATACGATGATGAAATAACTGTAAATCGAGCTGAAGGATTTCCAGATACATATGGACTTTTAAAAATTGATGATGAGATTATTACTTATACTGGAAAAAGGAGAAATATACCAAATATTGAAACAACAATTGGTGATATCGATGATTACGATGTTACCTCTTACGGTGATACTAGTGACGGTAAAGTTGTTAATTATGTTACTACTATAAGTGGTATTACAACAAGTAATATTACTATTGATGATTTTGTAACTCTAAATTCAGTTCAAACTAGCGATAGAGGCGATAATATTGTAGTTATACCTGGAACGAGAGTTTCTAGTGTCGGTGTTGGTTCAATAACAGTTGATAGACCAATATCTGGAATCGCAACCACCAAATTAGAGGTTGATTATAGAAAAGATAACCCTATAAAGGGTTCATTTACATTTACAAGAGAAAGTTTTACATTTACAGGATGTGTTCGTGGGTTCAGTGGTATATCAGAAATTAAAAGTAGTAGTAATCCAGAATTTTTAACATTTAGTGATACAAATGCATCTGTTCATTCAGTAAACTCACCAGTAGTAAATTTAAGTTTTCTTTTTGTAAATGAATTTTATAAAAAATTTAGACGTAATTTTGTACCTGGTTTAGAGGGAAGAAGTTTTGGGTATGGAATGAATGTAGAAAATATTTTAACTAGAGCAAGAGATTTTTATGTTTCAAAAGGAACTGACACTGCCTTAAAAATTCTTTTTCAAGTATTGTATGGAGAAGAGGTTGATATTATAAAACCTTTCGATCAAACAATAATTCCTTCAGAAGCTGAGTGGAGTATTACTGATGATATTGTTGTTGAATCTATTTCTGGAAATCCATTAAATTTAGTGGGAGTAAAAATATATCAAAATTCATTTACAAATCCAACTGCTAGTGGAACGGTTTCTAACGTTAACATTAAGTTTCTAGGAAACAAAGTATATCACCAAATATCTTTTTCAAAAGGAACAATAAAAGATAAATTTAAAGTTTCAACAAAAACAAAAGTAGTAGAAGTTTTATCAGGATCAAATGAGGTCATCACTGTAGATTCTACAATTGGATTTGGAGAAACTGGGAATTTTTACTATTTAAATGCTGATAATAACTATATTTTAGCAGAATATACGTCGAAATCTAGTAATCAGTTTTTTGGATGTCGTAATGTAGATGAGGGAAATACAAGTATTTCTAAACTTTTTGTAGAATCGGATCCAATAATTGATTCTAATTTTGTTTATGGATATGAAGATAATGATTTAACTAAAGTTTGTCAAATGAGAATAGTTGGATCAATTGTAGGAACTGCAGATAATGTTAATGTTTCAAAATATTTTGATATTGATGAATTAATTAGAGTTAAGCATTTGGGTGAAAAATATTCAGTAGACGATAATCGACTTAATACTTGGTTTTATAATAACATATCATACATTGATGTTATTCAACACCCAGTAGGAACTGATGATAAAACATTTAATACTTTATCAGAGCATTTTCTAAAAGTTGGTGATAGAGTTGATGTTATTTTTAAAAATACTGGATCTACAGTTTTAGAAAATAAAACAGTAACAGCAGTTAATACTCCTAAACAGTTTCAGTGTGAAGATGGTGCAAGTGTATTTGGTGATTATATAATTAAAAAAAGATTAAATTATGCCTCTTCAAACTTTGGAATTACATCTCTTTTATCTAATATACAAAATTCTTTTGTAGATACTGAAAATAATACCTATGTTGCTTTTTCTGGATATCCTTCATTTAATACAAATACTACAAACAGATCAAAATCTCTTGTAGGTGTGGGAATCGCATCAGAATTTAATGTGCCTAATCATAATTTTTTAAATGGAGAAAAAGTTTACGTTGGATTAACTTCAACTTCGCTTAAAGGATCAAATTTAAGCGGTTATTATTACGTAAAAAATGTTGATGATAATAAAATTAAATTATCTATAAGTAGCCCAAATTTAAGTCAAAATATCTTTGAATCATTAGATATTACGGAAAATAGTTTACTTTCTAATTCTATTCCTTCAATCACTCCTGCAGATCTATATGCTGGAGAAGAATTAAAAAATCAAAATAATTTTAAAAGAATATACAGAACTCCAAAAATAAAAAATGATAATTATAATGTTTCTGGGCCAATAGGTTTATCTTTAAATGGTGTTGAATACCATTCTCCTATAGATGATGATATTGTTTATTATGGAAAAATTAAAACCATTGAGATTTTAAATTCTGGAGATAATTATGATGTTGTTGAACCTCCCTTATTATCAGTATCAGATGAAAATGGAAGTGGATGTATAGCAAATGCAAATTTTAGTGGATCTTTAACAGAAGTAGTTTTAGATAAATCAGGATTTGATTACTTAACTACTCCATCTGTGAGTTTAGTGGGAGGTAATGGAAGTGGGGCTATTTGTGAAGCAAAAATGAGAGGATTTACTCATAGTAACATATTTGATGAATCTAATGTGGATGCCACAAATGATAGAATTGGTTCCAATGATTATCCACACAAATTTTCTGATGGTGAAGAGGTTATATATGTATCTTCTGGGGATCCAATTGGAATTGCAGGTACTGCTGGTAATGTTGGTTTTGTAACAGATAGGTTATTATCCAATACGAGTTATTTTATTGCAAAAATTGATGAAAATTACTTTAAATTAGCAGTAACTGAAAAAAGAGCAAAAAATAAAACAAAATTAATACCAATTACTAATAATGGTACTCAAACTCATACATTTAGATCCAAAAAAATAAGAAAAATTATTGATAGAATTATTGTTAATGACTCTGGATCAGGATATGACAAACATCAAATTTCTGTAAGAAGTAATTCTTTTCCAGAATTATTAACTACAGACTACGTTGCAACAAGTGAAAGGAAAGGTATAACAGGAGGAAGATTGGAAACATTGCGTTCTCCTACAGAAATAGTCACTGGAATAAACACAGAAAATAATTATATCTATGCTCAGAATCACGATTTTGAAAGTGGTGATATTGTAGAGTATATGTGTGATACTTTTACTAATAGAATTGTTGGATTGAATACAATAACTCAATATAAAGTTACTAAAATATCTGATGACAAATTTAAACTTTCCGATAAAGGGCCTGATGAAGATACTAATTATGCAGTAGGATTTACTTTTCATAATACAGAAAGATTAGTTTCACATACTTATGTGGATGGTGCTACTTCATGGCAACAGGTGGATGACCATAGTAGTGATGCTGGTTTTGTTAAACTTAATTTAAAAAATTTAAGAAGTGGTGAAAAATATAGAGTTTCATTACACACTGATTTTCAGATTAATTTTGATGGTGGAGGAAGAAAACCTAGAGTCACCCATGACACTGGTGGTGCAACTAAATTTTTGGATTGGGATGGTGGAATTGGAGTTCTCACTGGAGAATTTATTGCTACTAGTGAAAATAATGAATTTTTCCTCTTGTACGTTGATGCGGTTGATGGAAGTAATGCTACAGCTAACATAACTGATTTTAAGGTTGAATTGATTG